TAGATATTTGGGATTACGCCAATTCAAATAAAAACACATCTGTTCATTGTTCATACGGTTCTAGAATGGATACTGCCGCCCCATTCGTAGTATCTGGTAATGGTGTGTGGGATAGCACAGCGGCAGTTACTAAAATCAAATTTTACGAATTTAATGGTTGGCAACGTGGATGTAGTTTCACATTATTTGGGATAAAGAGTTCATAATGGCAGTTTTTAATGTGATACAACACACAGAGTTGTCTGGGGCAGCCGCTTCGTTTGATGTAACTTCTATACCTGCGTCTTACGATCATTTGTATTTTGTAGCCTCGTGCAGAAGTGACGATAGCAGTGCTTTTGGTTTGAGTTTATTAACTTTTAATGGTACAGGGGGAACCAGTTATGGACCTACTTCAATGTACGCTGGAACAAATACTCCCCAAACAGGCAAAGCCACTAGTCATAGTTCTATAAATTATATTTATGTTGGTGGTAACGCAATTTTGGCTGACACTTTTGGCACTGTTGAAATTTGGGTTCCCAATTATGCGGACACAAGTAATTTTACACAAGCAATTGTTAAATGGGGATTTATGGGAAATAGCAGTACTGATTATGAATGGCTTACGGGTCAGACAGCAGGTTTGTTTATGAATACTGCGGCTATAAACCAGTTTACTTTTGATGCGGGATCAGATGATTTTATGCAGTACAGCACTTTTACACTATATGGAATAAATGGAGCAGGATAATGGCAGAGCCAAGATATAAGGTCGTGAACGGTGAGTACATCGAACTCACGGCTGAAGAATTACAAGAGATGGCAGATCGAGCCGCAGCAGCGGATCTCGATTTCACTATGGTCAGAGCAGAACGCAACTCAAAGTTGAGTAACACTGACTGGACTCAAATAGCAGACGCAGCCTTAGGGGCGCATACTGTTGAGGAATGGGCAACATACAGGCAAGAATTACGTGACCTACCTAGCAAACACAGCAAGGTGTCCGAAGTTGTTTTCCCTGATGATCCTCCTACAGCAGCAGCAAAGGCAGCCGAATAATTAAATGGATGATGTTACAGACATAAAACGAATAGGTGTTAGTAAAATAACGCTTGGACTTATCATGTCTGTAGCCGTTGTTTCAGGCACAGTAGTGTGGAAAGCATCACAAGTTGCTTCTCAAATATCTGATTTAGAAGAAAAAGTTGCTGTAATAGAACAAAACACTGGCACTGATTCTAGTGTCTTAGCGAAATTGGATGAGATTCAAAATGGTGTCCAACAAAATGCGAATGCTATTAGTGCTGTACGCGCTGCTCGTCTTGATGATTTGGACAGATTTGCTCCAAGTCTTATAGTCGAAGCGATAGCAGCCGACATGAACGCTCTTACTAGAGAAGTGGAAGATATGAAACAGATCGTGGCTGGGCTTGCGTGGATTCCAACAGAGTTCACTATGGTTCACGAACGCATAGATGAACTGGAAGAAGACTAATGGCGGTTATTTATAAGCCTTCTTACAAGTTTTTGGGACAGAACGCTAGAAGTATTGAGTACGAACTTAGGAAACTGTCCCAGAAGTTAAGTGATTTGGATGATGAAGTTAGTGCAAATACATTGAATATTTTTGGAAAGAGAGATTAAATGCCTGGATCTTCTATCAGATTCAACGCTTCAGCTTACGGTCATTCCGTAGGTGATCAAGCGTTAACAGTGTCTAGTACGGCTGTTGCTTGTACGGTGCCTACTGGTGCTATTGCAGCAATGGTTACTAATGGTGGTGAAGCTATTAGAGTCAGGTGGGGTACACCAACTGCTTCTGTGGGTCACTATTTAAACCCTTACAGTGTGTTGGATTTGTACCAAGATGATTTAACAGACGTAAAATTTATTAGAGTTGGTTCTTCGGATTCAGACATCCAGATTACGTACTTTGGATAAGGAGTGTTGCAATGAGCGTACAACGTATAAACCAGCGTCTTACACAAGGGCAGACGGGCGACATTTCGGATGTGAGTGCTGGTATTGCTCTGAGCGGCGGTGGGTCGGAGGGGGCTGTAGTTTTAAATGTTGTTGTAGACACTGCAACCCTTGTTATTGCGGGCCAAGTTTTTAATTAAAAAGGATAGATTATGGCAACAGATGCTAGAGCATATTACGATATAGATACGCAAGGGTTTGATCCGAATACGGAACAAACAAGAGCGTTTAATCAAGCTACTCAAAGAATGAGTAATACTGAGAGGCAGCAGCTTTCAGATTTTTTTGCTGGTCAAGCTAGAAAAGAACAAGCTAAATTACCTCAAAATACGAGGGCTCCAAGTGGGGCTAAAGCTCCTGCTCAAAAAGCTAGAGCACCTATGCAACAAGGTGAAGCGGCTGCTGTTGAAAATTGGTTGCGTACAGAAGAAGCTCAAAAGTTTTTAACTGGTCAACCTGCTATTGGTCAAGGTGAGATGGCTATGACAGGCGGTGGAGCACCAGCTTCACCTGCTAGTATTGGTCAAGGTGAAATGGCTATGACGGGTGGTGGAGCACCAGCTTCACCTCGTGTTACAGGTCAAGGAGAGATGGCTATGACAGGCGGCGGGGCACCAGCTTCACCTCCTCAAGACATTGATCGATTTATGGGTGAAAATCAGAGAGATCAGCAGATGATGCAACAACAATCTCAAAGAGAAGCATTAATTAATTATTTAATGGGAATGCAGCAACAAAATCAGTACCGTCCTCCGATGCGTAGACCTCAAATGATGCCTAGTCAGATGCCTTATGATCCTGGTTTTGGAGTAGTTGGTGGAAGTAGAGTAAATCCTAACCCAATAGGGCAACAAGGACCTCGACCACAGCCTCGATTTAATGCTTTCCAAGTTCCTCAAAATCGTTTCGGTCCTTATGGCGGTTACTAAAACATGCCCGATCCTGGTGTCATAAGAGACCAAAAAGCAAGAAATAATTACGCAGGTTTTGCTAATTTTTTAGGCGGCGGTTCAAAACCTAAGATTTCTACTACAACTCCTGCGAACAAGATTCAATCTAACCAGTTTACTGCTGGTCGTCACACTATGGATCCTGGTCAAAGAGGTGGTAAACCTAGAATAGATACAACTAGCCGTCGAGTGCCTAATCCTGCTTCAGTTGTTAAACCTATAAGTTCAGGAGTTCTTTCTGATCCTAGTAGACGAGGTATGGATGTAGGTCGTCAATCAGCTTCCGCTGGTATGGCAGGTTTCAACCCTAATGTGGGTAGTGCAATGCCTAAACCTGCGGCACCTATACAAAAAACGGTAGTTCCTAAAGGACGTGCTTCATCTGGGATGACTGTTAACAACCCTAATGTTGGTGCACCTACTGTTCAAGCTTCTGCACCCTCTATGTGGGCGCAGAATCAGCAGATGCCTGCTGGCGGTTCTGAACAATGGGATTCAATGCAAGCAATGGTTGAAAGAGAATTTGGTACAGGTCAAGACATATACAACCCCACGTACGATGAACAACGTTTTCCAACAATAGTTCCTCCTGTTGTGGATTCTGCTGACATAAAGTTCATGCCAAGTGCTGATGGTACTCCCAGTAGCTACGATTTAACTGCACCTAATAACGAAGGTTTGCTTGGTTATCAAGCACCTGTTGCTATGCCTACTGATCCTTTGGGTGTAGATTTTGATATGGGGATGTTAGAGGAAGCTCTTGCTGTGCAAGAACCTCCTGTGATGCCCCCTATGGGTGGCATTCCAGACATGGGAGTCGATTATGGTGGCGCTCCTGTTGGAGGTAATACAGGTAATCTAGGTACGTTTGATCCTTTTGCTAATCAAGAGTATTTACAGTTTGGTTCCGAGCTGGCAGGTTTAGAAAATCAAGAAGGAATGGTTGATGAGTCTCGTGCTTTTTGGGATATAAGTCAAGATCGTAAATGGGATGAGATTATGCGTCAGATTCCTGGTTTGTTTAATCAGCGTGGTATGGCTGATTCTGGTCTATTAAATCGTGCTAATGCGTTGTCTCTTGGTGACAGAGAGTTTGAAACGTCTTTGCGTGATTGGATGGACGAGAATCAGAAGTCCGCTATTAACAGAGGTCAGATGGCTGCTGAACAAGGATTGATGCAATCACAGTTGCAAAACATGTTTGACATGTTTGGCAGTGGCGCTATTACTCCGATGAATCAACCTACTGTAGATCAAATGGATCCTATGGGTGTGTTTAATCAGACTGCTGATGCTATAGCTCAAGGTCCTAGTAACTATTATGGTACGAACCCTAACATGGGTCAGTTGAATGCTTTTAACACATTTACTGCTGATAATCCT